ATCATTGAATATGTGATGACTTTTAAAGTCAACGCCCCAAAGAATTATTTCTTGAGCTCCTAAGTTGTAGGCGAGTGAGATTGCTATAATTGGTGAAGTGTCAGAAGAGTAGGCTACTGTATCTTTCGGGTGATCGTGCAATGTTCCGTACCACGGTAAGAGTCTTACTTTCTTCCAGTCAGGAAAAGCAAAAGCCCAATCAGGTTTATGTGAATAAAATACTTCTGGCTTTGATTCGAGGATTGTTTTTTGTCTTTCAGGTGTGAATCGCGTTGGACGATTACAGACAAGCAGAGCGTTAGTGGGCTTACCAAATTTCCAGCAATCATTTACTCCGATCGAATACCCTTTAGGGACCCAATTAGTAGCTGAAGAACCACAACCAACTATTGTGAATGTTTTCTCTTTTTGGGAAATGTCCGTTACAACACTGATCATCACTTGGATTTAACTGCCGATTATCCCGAAACGAAATACGTATTTAAATTGGGAATTTCCAAACCAATTTGGGAATTATTTTCCGTCATACCTTTCAGGGTGTTTTATAAAGTCTTTATAAAAGGCGTGAGTTATGTACCTGGCGTTATCGAAAAAGTGCCTTCCTTGATCTTTGGTTTTGACCAATTCTCCCTTTTCATCAACCTGGGCATAAATGCAATCACTTATTGTTTTCTTGCAGTTCTCCGTAATGAACCAGTTGGCATGATGAAGAACTGAGCAGCACAAAACACGGCTGTCTTTATGAGCCATGTTTTGCCGGGGTACGATAAGGTTTCTGTCGGGTAGGTTTAGGGAGTCTTTTATTATCCTGTAGTGGTTGAGATTCCCCCGGGTAATTGAAGTTCTGTTTCTTCCGGTTGCGTCTCCAGTTACATCTATTTGCCAACCTCGATATTTTGCCAGAATTAGCTCACACATTTCCTCAGTCGATCCGGTTTTGATTTCAAACTCATCAAAAATGTATGACGTGTTGATTCCTGTTTGCTGACCTACTATAGCCGTCATTGGCTCCACGTTGAAGTCGAATGAAACCACAATAGGCAAATGTCTATTCGGTTTATACTCTTTAACGACATGCTTTTGCAGAGAGAAATTATAGAAGTAAGGCTTATCAACCGCGAACGCGGACCAATCACCGTCTATCATCCTGGCTTTTGTAAGTGGGTCCAGGTGAGCTGTAACATTATGCATGTATACAGTATCATTGTAAAGGGCTGGGTTATCGCTGATTTTGGCTGGCTCATAATACCAATCTGGAGGCAGAGTGCTGTTTGTATATCGGTCGTAGATCTGCTCTTTTGGCCAGGCTAGGGTTGGGTTTACGTTGGCTAAGATCAATGGCCTTGGCATCTTTTCAATAAGATGGCGACCGGATCGTATAAAGCAAATCTTTAGTAATCCCTCCTGGAGTTCTTCAATTTGCTCCAGTAGAAATCCGTTTACCTCCAGCCCTTTAAACCGGTCAAAGTCTTTGTCGTGTTCAAAGTCTTCAGCCATGAACAATATCTGCGATCCGTTCTTAAATGTGTAAACCTGATCTTGCTGGTTGTACGATTTGATAAAATTGGAAGGGACTATCTTTTTAAACGACTCAAGGGTGGTTCTCTTTAACGTAGGAATAGACTCCCGTATAACACACCATTTACTTTTTGGATAAACCTTACATAGAAGCAGCAACGTAGCCAGGCAAACATAAGTCTTACCACCACCCATTGCTCCACCATAACATAAAAGCGAATAGTTACCCGAAAAAACAGCCTCTATGAACTCTTGCTGTTTTGGGTATGGCTTGAATATTACCTTTTCAGAATTTGATTTTTTGTCCTCCGATTTCAAAAACCTGGTCCTCGTTGACTGTTATTCCAACTTCCTGCTTATCTCTCCATTTTTCAGGCTGTCTGTTTTTGAGCCAGAATATCGCTGCGGTTGGGTCGGGTGGGTAATGTTTCGTGTATGGTGTTGCTGTCACACTTCCTTCGTAAGCTGAGAAATGGGTGTCCGGGCATTTGTAGCCAGTTGCCCTTTTGAATAGCTTGTTAGCCACTTGTGCATCAGCTTCAGCCTTTCCCTTTTTTATGGACTCCGAAAAATCTGGATGTTTATGTTTCCAATCATTTAAAGTAGATTCCTGAATCTCTAAAAAATTGGCTATTTCCTTGTCTGTTGCGCCTAGTAAAGCCAGTTTATACACCTGTTTATTAAATTTAGGATCGTATTTTGATGGTCTTCCTAACATATTCTTTTTATTGGAAATTATCCCAATTTAGGAATTATCTAATTATTTTCCTATCCAATCATTGAAATCCTGTTCGTTCCTGAACTCATATATGAATGTGATCGTGATGTTCTCGCCAATGTCTGGAAACTGTTCCTTAATGGTTGCTACTATACCATGATATGATGGAAAGCTTTCAAGTGACAGCTCTAGGTTACCAAATCCCTTGCTGTGGGAGAACGTTATTAAAAAGTATCTCATTCGTCTTTATCTATATCAAAAAAGTGTGTTGTTAAAGCAAAACCTAAAACGAAGGTGGCAAGCATTATATTCGATTCCTTCTTTGTTGCTACCCTTTGGGGTGGTTTCTTTAAAGCTTTCTGAGGAGTCATTTCCTTAGAACAGCTCATTAGAAGTAGTAACGATATTGCTATTATCAACCTCCTCATTCCTTCTTCTTTAAAGAAAGCCGGGCGACCTAAAACCCCTTAAAAGCCGACCCGGCTGTCTCGCAAACAAACTAACTAACCAAACTTTCTTTCGTCTCTGTTGTCTCTGCTCGGTGGAGAGACCGCACTTTCACAATATTTCCAATTTTCTTGGGATCGTATTTCCATAATTTGTTCAATCGTTAACTCAGCAGGGTCAGTAGGCCATCCCTTCGACACGCAGTAATTGAACGCTATCCTACCTCGTCTCAATACTAATTCGTTAAGTTTTTCTTGTTCTTTCATAGTTCTGTATTATTAGGAGGGGAAAGTATTACGTCTGAGACTATAATTCCCTCTTTGTACGGTTATCCCACATTGCTTGCTTTATCTCTTCTTTAAGCTTGTTCATACTGTTTCTTTATCAGGGAATAACTGAGAGAGGTGTTCTGCTTTAGCTTGCACGCTGATCAATTGGTACTGGGCTAAATCATGCCAAGCCTCGCCAAAATCTCGCCCTGCCTCGAAAGACAGTTCAGCTATCTCTTTCATGGCTGCTAACAAATCATCAGCGGTTAAATCGATTGAGGTAATCTTTCCATCTAATGAAAAAACCACCTTCTTACCGATGTGCTTCTGTAGTATCTCTCTAGCTGTTGTGTCCATGGGAGTTGTTGTTTAAATCTTATTCGCCCTTTAAATACTCAACTTCTTTTCTCTTTTGTTCTAGTTCCTTTTTATACCATCTTCTCATACCCTTAGCTAAGTCTAGGATAGTTTGCTTTTTACCTTTTTGATATTCAATCTCCATTTTGAGGTGTTTTAATTCTTCCTGCAGTTGCTCATTCAACCTAGCCATTGCCTCAAGGCCATTTGACGCGGATAGCCTCATGTGGTCGTACTCATCACGGACTTTCCGGAGTTGTTCTAGTTCTGTAGTGATGGAGGATAACTGGCTTTGTAATACTTGATATTTTTTCAGTGGTACATATTCAATCGATATAGACTTATCTGAAACTGTGATATGTTCACATTTGCACGAATACACCGTAACATCACTTGTAAGGAAAAACTCACAATCGTGCTGTAATTCGTCATCTATCTTCTCTCTAGCTGTAAGTGATGTGTTCATGATTTAGATTTTGAATTCTTTAAGCTCATCCACTTGAACCAAATTCCGATCGTTGATAAAGAGCATAACCGCATCTATGGCAGCATTCCATGCGTCTTTTTGAAGCTGAACACCGGCTTTCACATCGCTTTCTGAATAAAAATAATTTGTTGCCGCATCCTCAAAGTCGGGTTTTTGAATTGTGGAAGGTGTTAAGAATTGTTTTGTTTCTGTGTTCATGATTTAGGGGGATTAGGTAAGGGCATCCAGTGAGTAAAGACAGTCGGAGAATATCGCACAAAACCATATTCCCATCCATGTTTGCGCTTGACAGCGACTTGCATCCTCCTTTTACCACGAACTACTAAAACGCGGCTTCCGGTCTTCGGCAATCTCTCTTTAACTGATATCCATTCACTTGTCATAACATAGGTGTTACAAATACATTAACTCGTTACCGTTGAATACAAAGAACTCATCACCATTATCGCCTTTTACAACGAAACCTGGTTTACCAAGTATGCCTACGCGTTGGTGGAACTCAGTTATGGTTCCTTTTTCTCCTGCGTGCGGATGGCCCTTTTTAATCTTGACTCTTTTGCCAATGATCTGGTTTATTCTTTCTTGGTGTTCTGCTGTCATATACTCAGTAGGGGGTTTTGTTCTTTTAACTTACCTGCTCTTTTTTAGAGTCGATGTAGTCAGCTACAAGGTTTTTAGCCTCAGAAAGAAGTGTTACCGCCTTGGTTAGCTTGGGGTCGGCTCCTGCCTTTTCTACTTCTTGAATAGCGTTGTAGATCGCTAATTCAGCGGGCTCGTTTAAGTCCAGCCTTATCCTTCTTGGAATTTCGAAATAATCTTTTTTCATACCTGTTCTTTTATGGTTAACTCAGAATTGGTTAAATAACTTCTCCATCTGCTAGGTCATCAGTGGCTTCTTTAACGTCATCACCTGCTGATTCTAGAAGCTTCTTTGTTTCGTCTGCTTCCTCTCCGGTTACTACATTAACAGCATCTTTTACCACCGCTATTGGGGTAAGGGCTGTTTTAACTGTTGCGCTTAAAATGTTTGAAAAAAATCCCATATCTCTCTTCTGGTTTTATCATTCTGGTTTCTATTCGTAAATACTAGGCAGTACAGTAACAAATCCCTCGTTAGCAGGATGTGCGTTATCGGCATATGTTAGATGGCATCTTAACTCGTCAGCCCTGTACTCATAAACTGTTTTAAATCCGAACCATTGACACACTCGCGCAGCCTGTGCTTTGTAATCTCCGCGCATTTCCTTTGTGAAGAAGCCAGCTTTCTGCAAAGGGCCATAAGGAAAAAACTCTTTCATGAATCGCTCTAAAACTTTATCCTTTTCTTTTTGGGTCAACTCTAAGCTCATTTCTTGTTTCTTCATTAGAGGGGGTTACTTATTTTAGCCTCTCCGGTGGTTTGGCTTGCTATAAATTTTTCATACAATTCCTCCAAGGTCATCACAGTCACAAGTCCATCCGTATCTTGAAATCCGTAACACTCAATTGTGTATTTAGCATCAACAACTTCAATTTGGGCAACTCGTATGAGCCACTGAAAAAAGTCCATCGAAGTTCTCTTTGAAATTTCTGCTACAGCTTGCCACTTTTTTTCGTCACTTAAATATATAGCGTCATTACTGTCAATGGCTACAACATAGTCAGCTGAGTTGTAAGCACTCTTTAATTCCTTCTGTAGGTTTTTCATATACTGCTGTGGTTATTTGACCGCAAAAGTGTTTCTATAATGTTCAGTCGCTAATAGGTCCGCCTGTTCATTGTATTCGTTGCCATCGTGACCCTTAATCCATTTCAATTTCAGTTTACCTCTGTACTTATCAAGTCGTTTCCATAGGTCAGCATTTTTAACTGGCACCCATTGGTCGTCTTGAAGCTTTGTCCAGTTGTTAGCTTTCCATGGGTGTGACCAAAAATTGAAACCCTTAACCACATACTGACTATCGCTAAACACCTCTATCTCAGTGGCTGATAATTGCTGAGCGTATTCAACCGCTTGAATCACGGCCATTATTTCCATTCTGTTGTTTGTTGTGTTTTCATCGTGGCCGCATTGCTCATGATACGGACTTGTGCATATGAAAGCCCAAGTACCAGGACCTGGATTAGGCTCGCAACATCCATCTGTATAAATAGTGACTTTCATTTATTTTGGTTAAATGGAATCATATATCTGGGTATCCCGCCCCATCCGTTAGGATCACATTTGAAATGGGTTAAATCAGTTACACTATATTGATCTTTAAGAAACTTTTCGCCCATCCAAACACCTCGAGGGAGAGAATCCAGGTTAACCGGGACTATCTTTTCATCTGCTAAAGATTGAAACAAATTCGGCTGCATAACTTTTTAATTTGAATACACTTCTTCTCCACAATTACGGCAGCGCCATAGCATCATTCTTATATGAACAAATGCATGTCGCTTACATTCTCTTTCAAAAAGCTGAAATGGTTTGTATTTAGGCTTTGTGATGTTCATAATCGATTGGTTATTTTCATTAGATGGGGGTTACTTACTCTTAGCTTTGTATAGTTCACATGATTTGCAGAACGGTCTGGATATGCGCGTGCGATTGCTTCCGGTTAAACTCCAGCATCCCATTTTGCCACTAAGCGCTTCAGGGTAGGAGCACCATTCAGGTTGTTGA